ATATTTCGGTTTTCAATAGCTGTTTCTATTTCGTGTTGCATATCTTCAAAAGCTTGTTCGTGTTCCTCTAATATATTAACATGAGCCATATTTGAACAGATATTTAAATGACCTTTGGCAATTAAATTATCATTATGAAAGACATTAATTCCTTTGCTTTCGCTGTCAATTTGATTTGTAAAAAATACTTTTAAATTTTCCATAATTTTATTTATTTAATTAATACTACTCCCCCAGAGGGGACGCTCTAAGCCTAAAGCCTTTTTAAAGTCGCTTAGACGACTGAATTAATTTCTTCGCTGTATTCCTCAATTACTCCGTTGTATATTATTTCGTAAGCCATTACGTTGTAATTATCGAATTTTTCCCCTGTCATTTCGCTGACAGATTCAAACGGGCAATAGTCAAATGCTTCAGCAATTTTTTGAGCTTGATAGTTATATATTACTTCTTCCAGACCGTCAATTATTTCGTGTATATGATCGTAAACATCTCCCTCATAATTATCTTTTGAAAATCCGTAATCATCAACTAAACTGTCATAAACTGAGGGAATTACAACCTCTTTAACATATTTTTTTGTAAGTGTCTTATTTTCGTAATCTTTAAATGTTGGCATAATTATATGTTTAAATTAATAATGTACAATATATGAATAAATTTTGACTAAACTACTATAAAATCGTAAATAAATGTATTTATTTTTTAATTATTTTAATTGCTCGGTTGATCTTTCGTTAATTCTCTTTTGTTTATTGGTGTTAAAAATGCTCATTTTCTGCCTTTCAATCTAGAATAAAAAAAACTAGGGCGAGGGATTAAGGGAATGTTAAGAGCGTCTTAACTTCCGATAAATGAAAAAGGAATTTAACCAAGGGTTAACCGTTGGGCGATAGGGGCTATCAATAACCACCAAAAAAAACGCCAAAAAATCGGAGCCAACGAAAACAAAACGATCCGAGCCAAAAAAAAAATTTTCGTTTTTCTTTTGAGCCGTGTCTACCTGTGATAGTATATTATCTCCCACCCCGGTGTATCTAAAAAATTTGTATCTTTGAGCAAACACGTGTATTATGAAAAAAATAAATAGAGACAACAAGATCAGCGATTTCGTTGACGGGTTGTATGTAAAGAACGGCAGGTTAATCAACGGCCGTGAACCAGGAATGACTGGTATTCAGAGCGCTGCCAACATGAAAAGGATTATTGATGAGGACAGAAAGATAAAAATGATAGCAGATGGTATAGAGCGAGCTGAGTTTAACAAAGAAATGAGAAAAGATATATTTGGATGATTTGTTGGTTATTATCTAGGTTAATTAAAGCTACTTTCGGGTAGCTTTTTTTATTTTAAAAATGAGCACCAATCGATGTTGATTTTTAAAAAAGGTGTTGATTTTTACCCATGAGTTTAGAATTTTTCATCATCGGTTTACTTTTGGTCCTCTACATCATGTACGAGCAATCTTCTAACGACTAAAAAATTAACATTACCAACACCTAAAATGCTTGTTTCGATGTTAATAATTAATATCTAACTAATTGATTATCAACACTGATGTTGAAAATGTTGATTTTAATTTCAATTTGAAAAATAAATTTAAGTAAAAATAAAAAAATATATAAGTAAAGTAGAGACCAAAAATGAGCATCGCCCATTTTAAAAAAAATTATTACCTTTGGTTTTAAATAAAATTTAATCTAATTTAATCATGACTGAATCGGGAGGATATTCACCAAAGGATTTGCATTTTGGCAAAGACGGACAATCAAAACTTATATCGGGAATAACTAAACTGTCTGACGCAGTGTCAAGCACGCTTGGTCCTATGGGCAACACAGTGCTGATTGAATCGCCGCAGCATACCCACGGCATAACAGTAACCAAAGACGGAGTGACTGTAGCTAAATCAATACAACTGCTTGACCCGGTTGAGAACCTAGCGGTAAAGATAATGAAAGAGGCGGCTGACCGAACGGCTGCTGAGGCAGGTGACGGGACCACAACGGCGATCGTAATCACTCAGGGTATAGTAAGAGCAGGCCTTGAGAAAATAAAACCCCAGGATAATAAAACTCAGATACTGCGTGACATTGTAAAGGCCAGTGAGGGTGTGATAAAAAAACTAGCCAAACAAGCACAGCCTGTAAGTGAGAAAAAATTAATGGACGTGGCAACAATCTCAGCGAACAATGACCCTGAGGTAGGAGGGATAATTGCAGATACCTACAAAGCGGTAGGTGAGCATGGGATCGTTACAGTGGAGAAGAGTCAAACCTCAGACACTACCTTTGAGACCACCCATGGGATAAAAATAGATCGAGGGTACTCCTCACACCTGTTTGTAAACAATCACAAAAAAGATGAGTGTATACTTGAAAATGTGCACATCCTGGTATGTGATGGGGATGTGAATAACATTCTCTCTATAGAGAAAGTACTCAAACCCATCATTGCCGATAATAAGAAATTATTAATAGTAGCGCCTTGTTCACAAAACGTTATCAACACTTTAGCTGCTAACGTGATGAAAAATAACTTGAAGCTTTGTACCATCTCACCTCCCAACTTTGGGTACAAGCAACATGAGCTGATGAATGACATAGCACTCTCAGTTGGCGCTACTTATTTTTCTGAGAAAACAGGGGATGACCTAAGCATGATAAACTTTTCAGATCTGGGGAAAGCAAAAAAAGTAATTGTTGGCGCAGACCAAACAATAATTTTAAAAGATGATGACCATGTAGACCAAAGCCAGATAGACAAAAGAGTCGATGAGCTATGGGAGGCCCATAAAGGGACAACGAAAAAAATAGATAAAGAGTTTATAGCATCCCGCATCGCTTCTCTCACCGGAGGTGTGGGTGTAATTCGAGTAGGTGGGGCAACTGACCTAGAACAAAAAGAACTGATAGACAGAGTAGATGACGCTGTGTGCGCCGTACGCTCAGCTCTTGTGGAGGGGATCCTTCCTGGAGGCGGAGTAGCGCTATACCAGATAGGGATTGAAATGATGAAATCGCAAAAAATCGCTGACGCGATTTTAGGGGAGGCAATTATTCAGCCGTTAAAACAGATATTCTGTAATGCAGGATTGCCTTATGGCAAAGATGATGTGACCATCGGTACTAACGTAAAAACGGGAGAGACCGGTGACATGATCAAAATGGGGATCATAGACCCCATGAAAGTAACTAAGACCGCGCTTCAAAACGCTGTCTCCGTTGCAAACACTATTTTATCAACCAACGCCATAGTGACTATGGCCCGAACTTATGAAACAAAATGAAAACACTAATTATTTTACTGCTATTTAATTTGACGATCGAGAAAACTTTCTGCGACGGATGGGACGATGGATACTGCCAGGGATGGGAGTTTGTCAAAGGACCTGAGTTTAGTATATGCCCTTTGCCTCCACTGTGCCCCCTGCCTGAGATTTATCAGGAAGAGTACAAAGACGGATATCACCGAGGATTTTTAAAAGGACGTAAAGACGCCAAAGAAAATTGAAACCCATAGGCAAAAATATTCTGATAACAACTATCGAGGAGGAACTAAAAACCTCCTCCGGGTTGTTGCTCTCTTCTGAGGACGCTAGTCAGCTAAGGTATAAGAAAGGGAGAATTGTAGAGGTAGGGACCCAGGTAAAAGAAATTAAAAAAGACAGCGAGATATACTACGACAAAAGAGCAGGGTATACCATGCTAATAAACGATACGCCTTATACTGTTATTCAAGAGACTGACGTTGTTGTTGTCTTATAGCATCGTTTCGCCGAATGGTAGCATCGCGATAAAGCTTGAAGGTGTAAGGTATTTTAGTCTTTTTGAAAAAAGGGTTGTTGTCTTTGTGCTCGGGCATAAGCCCACCGTTTAAAATATCATAGACCCAACCAACCATTCTAGTAGCTTTGTATGTAAGACCATAGATGGCTTTTCTTGTGTTGAGCTTAGGTTTATAGTTTTCTATCCACCCGTCTTTAATCATTCCATGGAAGCGAGCGCTGTCCCACTGGAAAAGTTTTTGGTATTCTGTAAATTTTTCTAAAGAAAAGTATTCTTCGCTATATAAAAAAAATAAAAAATCTAATTGCTCAGTACCTATTCCATATTTCTCTTTTACTAGTTTTCTTACTATTCTCCAATACTTCATGTAGTCGTTAGGTCGCTTAGATTTCATTTGATTAAATTTTATAACTTTGTATCAAAGATAAACAAGTTATGGCAAATGATAAAAAAGAGGTAAGACATTATGCAGGAGCGTTAGGAATATTTATGCTAATTGTGCTCCTATTACTGTTCTTAAGCTTTATTGAAATACCTCCAGTTAACAAAGATTTATTTGTAGCTATTGTAGGAACTTTGGTTTCTTCGCTAGGCATGGTGGTATATACGATCATTGGTCAGCAACCAGATGAGGTAAATAAACTTCAAAAGAAAAACGAATCGCTTTCATCCATTAACAATCAGATGGAAACACGTAATGATCAATTAGAACAAATGATAATTGACATGCAAAAAGAAATGATTGAAAAATTAACAGAACTTAAATCAATTAAAAAATAACATTATGGCTAAAGCTAAAAAAACTGCAGAGAAAAAATCTGCACCTAAAAAAGAAAAAAAAGTAGAAGCTCCAAAAACTAAAAGAATTTGGAACGGAGAAAGCTACGATATTGTTAACATTTAAAATTAAATTATGCCTACAGTAAAATTACCTAATGGAACTAAAAAAACTTTTCCTTACAACGCAGTTGGAAAAGCACAAGCCCATGCGTTTATGAAAATGTCTAAAGGGAAAATAAAAAATAATCCAGGCTATGGCATGGAGAAAAAAACAAAGTCAGGGTATTAATGGCAGGACGAACTAAAAAAAAAGGAAACAAAATTTGCTCAGCTGGTATAGCATGGGCGAAACGTACTTTCGATAAGTACCCTTCGGCTTACGCTAATATGGCTGCAAGTAAATATTGTAAAGATCCTAATTACGCTAAAAAAAGTAAAAGATGAAAAATTATAAACAACCCGAGTGTCACTGTGGTAATACCTCAAATAATGATGGTCATTGCGATGGTTCAGATCAAACATGTAAATAATATTTATGAGTAAGCTAAGTAAAAACCAACGCAGAATTGCGAGAGTCGCTTTTCCTATGAATAAAATTACAGGCGCAGATTTTAAAAAGATGCGTGCAATGAAAGGCAAAAACAATCATGGGAGAGCTCAAAAAATGGCGTGATCAGAAGTGGGTTCGCATAGGCACAGACGGAAAGATTAAGGGCGCTTGCGGAACAAGCAAGAATAAAAAAAACCCTGATAGATGCTTACCATTAGCTAAGGCAAAGCGGTTAAGTAAAAAAGCTTTAGCCGCAACGGCTAAAAAGAAAAAAGCTTCAGGTGGCAAAAAACAATTTATAAAAAACACACGAGCAGTAAGAAATGCCTGATAAACCTACTATATCACAAGACTCTAATGTTAGTTTAGATATTAAGGCTCTAATAGGAATGGTTATAGGAATAGTCTCTATAGCTGGCGTTTGGTTTTCTCTTACAGCTGAAATTGCACAACTTCAATTAGATGTAGTGCGAATGGAAGATACTGTTGGGCTTAATGAAGAGTTTAGAATTAAATGGCCTAGAGGAGAGATGGGAGCACTTCCTGATGATGCGAAACAAGATCTTAAAATATTGTATCTTCAATCTGAAGTTGAAGAGCTTAGAAAAATAGTTAAAGAATTAGAAATAGCTAACGCAAAAAAATAATGGCTACAAAGTCTAAAATGAAATGTAATGTCGTTACCAAAAGCGACAGAGCCGGAAAGAAAAAAATGGTGAAAGCCTGCGAAGGGGGAAAAGAAAAATTAATTCACTTTGGAGCTACGGGATATGGACACAATTATTCTGCTGCCGCAAGAAAATCTTTTCGCGCAAGACACAAGTGTGGTACCGCTAAATCAAAACTTACTGCGCGCTACTGGTCGTGCAAAAAACTCTGGGCTGGACCTGGGGGATCTACAAAAAGTTCACCTAAAAATAGGAAAGGAAAATATTAGTATCTTTGTATTTATAATTTAAAATTTTATTATTATGAAACAAGGTTACAACGCTAGATTAGATGAGTCTCTAGGAGCTCGTCATGGCAAAAAATCTCAGTCATTCAAAGACAGAAGAGATGAAAGTAAAGCGATGTCTAAAAAAATATACGGACATGCATACGGAGCTGACCATTCAATGAGCTACGAAAAAAGAAGTGTAAAAAAACACGTGGGATCTTTAATTAAAAAATAATGGCAGAAGGAAAAGGATGTGCAGACACAAAAAAAGGTTGCATTAGAAAAAGTGGCAGCACTTTTTATATACTAAATAATAAAAAAGGTGGAGTTTGGAGAAAAGGTTTTAAATCTAGACGAGCTGCTGTTAATCAATTAGCAGCGATGCACGCCAATAAATAAATATAAAATGAAATCAAAAGGATTTGGTGATACAGTAGCAAAATTTACAAAAGCGACAGGAATTAAATATGTCGTAGATAAAGTTGCTGAGGCTACAAATTCTGATTGCGGTTGTGATGAAAGACGTGACACCTTAAACAGAGTATTTCCTTATAAAAGATAAATAATATGGCATATCAAAAATTACAAGCAGGAAAAGCATGGTCGGTTTACCCAAGTGATAATACTGTTATCCCTAACACAGGTTTAGGCGGGGCAACAGGAACAACCACAACGGGTTCGGCAACACAGCTTATAGATGCAAACAGAGTGGGCACGGATCCCGACGACATGATAACCTTAAACTTTTTAGAAGCAGGTATTAAACCAGGGATGATTGCGGTCAATACAACCGACGGAACGCAAACAACAATTAATAGAGTTGTAGATGGAACAACTCTAGGGGTAGATCAAAATATATTTGCAGTTACAGCTAAAAATTATGCAATATATGGGGGCACTCAAGAAGGCGCTGTTCTTTATATAGGTACAGCAGGAAACATAAGGGTGACTACGGTTGCTGGAGATGATGTAGTTTTTCAAGGAATTAATACGGGAACATTTTTCCCTGTTAATGTAATAAAGGTTTGGAATACATCTACAACAGCTTCTCAAATCATCGCGCTTTGGTAATAGGGATTATTATATCATTATAGTATGCCTAATTTAATTGCCACAGGTATATACATCGGAATCAATCAGTACGCAGTAAACCCTCCGTACGGTGGTTCAGACATAGTAACAGAAATAAACACCCCTGGGATTGGCCTAGGTCCTGTACAAATGGTAAGTGAAGCAGGAACTGGATTACCAAACTCAGATTTAATAACAGAAAAACTAATATAAAATGGCAGTTAAATTTTCAGATTTCAGCCCAAAAGCTTTGGTTAGCGAGGTAACCGAAGTAGTAGGTTATTTAACCTCAGGAGAGCTAAACGTAAGAATACCTCCAGCAAATCTTGATACTACTTATGTGGTGTCTACCGGAAATGCCGGAGCTTCACCAACAATAAATCTTCAGGGAACAAAACCTAATCAACCAGCTATTAGCCCTACAAGCGTAAGCCTTACAGGCTCAGGAGCTACATTGCTTGACGGGAATGGAAGTACCACTATTAATTTTGAAAGTACGGAATATAGGCTTAATGCAGACGATGTGGGTTCGCCAGGAACTATTCCAGTTAAACTATCTGGATCAGGCGGAGGTGATACGGGTGATGTGTCGATAGTAAATTTAGTAGGAGCAGGAGGTATTGGTATTACTTCTTCAAGTAATACAATAACTATAACAGATTCGGGAGGCGGAGGAGGAACCGTAACTTCTGTAGCGTTAGATGCTACTGCGTTTTCGGCTTTTTCTGTAAGTGGCTCCCCAATAACAGGATCTGGCACTTTAACTTTAGGTATTAACGGCGGATCAGCTGGGCAATTTTTAGATTATACAGGCGCGTGGTCATCACCAGCCGGTGGATTTACTAGCTTTGATATAACAGGAGATAATGCAGTAACTGAAACAGTAGGAAACAATGACACTATTACTTTTGTAGGAGGAACAAATATTGCTACCGCTGTAACAGCAACTGATACTGTAACTATTAACCTAGATACAGCGGCTACTATATGGACTTTAGCTGGAGGAGATGGAGCAGGAACTAGCCAAGCAATAACCCCAGGTAATACTGCAGCATTTAAAGAAAACGAAGGAACAGTTGTAAATAGTGTTCAAGTCGGCGGAGGGGTACAAACTAAAGCAGCTGCTACAGATGAACTATTGTTTGATCAAACTTCTGAGCAAATAGTTACCATGGTAAATCCAGGAAGTGGTAATTTACTTTACATAGACGGGGCTTATCAAGGAACAATAGTCTTACCCCGAGGTTTTACTTATGAATTTAACCAAGACGCCGCATCAAACAGCGGACATCCTATTGAGATTGGTGAAGTATTAGATGGATCAACACCATACGCAACAGGTATTCAATATTATGGGAGCGCTTCAGCAAACACTTTGACTCCAGTTTCACAAGCAGATTATGTTAGCAATAGCACCACATATTCTAGTGGAAGTGGAACAGCAAGAGTGAGAATAAGAATAAATCAAAATTCACCCGCTTTATATTATTATTGTTCTAACCATTCAGGTATGGGTGGCTCGATAGCTTATGGTGGTTCAAGTGGAGGATTTGGTTCAATAAATCAATTTCAAGGAACCGGTTCTTCGTTAGGAGCATTAACTCTAGGTTCTACTCCAGCTGCAGCACAAAATTGTTTAGTAAGCATAAGTGGAGTTACTCAAAACTATCTAGATGCAGCGGGGTCAGCTAATTGGACAGTAACATCTAACACATTAACATTTGCATTTAACCCACCGGTTACTGCAGTAAACGGAATACAGATAACGGTAATCGCATAAAACAGCAAGATGGCAACAACCAAAGTAACTACGGATGTAATTGACATGAGTGGTAATGCCGGAGGGCTAACCTGGGTGAAGGGCACTACAGCTCAGCGAGAGGCTACTCCTTCCACAGGAGTGGGTACCCTTCGAGAAAACACTGAGACAAACCGTACTGAAATATATACCGACCCAACTGGCGCTGGTGAATGGAGAAATTTAAAGGAAGAAGCTGCTAGCTATACTTTTGCTCTTTCTTATTTAGTTGTTGGTGGCGGAGGTGGCGGCGGAGCTTCTTTCGGAGGTGGCGGTGGAGCAGGTGGTTATACTTCCTCCAGTTTTACCGCAAGCGCAGGCTCATTTACAATAACAGTAGGCGCCGGAGGGTCTGGAGCAAGTTATGCTACAAATAATGCGGGCTCTGGAGGACAGTCGATTTTTAGTGGAACAGGAGTTAGTGTAACCGTGGATGGCGGCGGCGCCGCAGGAAGTACTACTTCAATTTGCCCTCCTACCGATCCCTCTTCTTTTGGTGGAGGAAACAGTGGATCGACCGGAGGATCTGGTGGCGGAGGTTCTGGATTTAGAGGTGGTGGATCAGCCACAGGTGGAGGAAGTGCAAGTGGAGCAGGAACTGGAAATGCTGGGGGACAAGGAGTATCTACTTCTAAAGACGAAGGTGGTGGTGGAGGTGGCGCTGGAGGCCCTGGAACAAACGGAGGCTCAAGCGCTTCAAATGGAGGTGCCGGCGTAGCGGACAGTATAACAGGAGTAAGTGTTATATATGCTGCTGGTGGCGGAGGAAATGTTGGTTATGGAGGAGATACAGGAGCTCAAGGAGGAAATGGAGCTAGTTTTGGCGGTAGCACTGCTCAAAGTAATGGATATGATGGGAATGCTAATACCGGTACCGGAGGCGGCGGAGGAAATGGATGTACAACTGGAGGTACGGGAGGCGATGGAGGTTCAGGAGTTATTATATTAAGATGCACAAAAGCTTCTGCTGTGTTTTCATCAGGAGTAACAGTTAACGGAACAGCAGGCGGGGGAACAATAAGCGGAGATACTTCTAATATGCCCGCCGGAGAATATTTTTATAAAATCACAGTAACAACAGGAGGAAGTGAAACGGTAACTTTTTAATTATGGCACACTACGCAAGAATATCAAATGAGGAGTTCACGGTAAGCGAGAGAGCGAGGCTTCGCGAGGCAAAGGATGAAAAGAATGTTATTGAAGCAAGCAACAGAGCAAGCGAAGAATACAATACACTTAAAAAAGCATATGAAGATTCTTTCACATCAGCAACTCTTCAAACCCTTGAAGGTGAGTTAGCTGTGTTACAATCACAGTATACTCCTGAAATGACTGAAGAGGAGAGAGAAGCACTTGATACTTCAATAACAGCAAAGAAAGCAGAGATAGATACTGAGAAAGCAGCACTTGTTCCGGGACAAGAAACAGCGCTAGCTAGTCTTAACGCTAAAGAAGCTGAAGGCACAGAAGCTTTAACCTCTGAGATTGAAACACTTAACGCCACAATAGCTAACGCCTTATGCAGAGTAACTGCAGTATATCCGGGGGCCGAGGAAATAGAAATGGTTCCAGGTGACAGTTCGGCTATAGATGCTGAAATATACGCGCTTGAAGAGAGTAAAAAAAATATTGATTTCACACAAGATGAAGAGGTATGGAAGGCAGAATTGGAAGCTATACAAGTTCAAATAAGAGCTAAGATTGAAGAGAAAAAAGACATTCCTAAAGTAGAGAAAGACAATACAGTGTACTGGGAAGGATACGCCGGAGGATGCAAAAGAACTTCATATAACACAAAAGGCGGTGAACATAAATTAGGAGGCGCCCCTTTTAGAAAAAATTACGCCGGCATAGGGCATCTCTACGATCCAGTTAGAGATGCGTTTTATAGCGAGTCTCCTTATCCTAGTTGGACGCTTAATGAGTCAACTTGCTATTGGGAAGCTCCCACACCGATGCCTGAGACTGGAGATGGGTGGTGGTGGAAAGAAGACACAACAGAGTGGGTAGATTATCCTTATACCTCTCCCATTTCTCCTCAACCTTTTCCTAGCTGGACGTACGATGGACTCAAATGGGTTCCACCGGTGGAAAAACCAGAAGAAGGGTGTTATATGTGGATAGAAAGTGAATTAAATTGGGTAAATTGTTAATAATATGGGACTAACTAAAGTAGGAGCAGGAGTAACAGGTTTAGACCAATCAGGTCAAACAAGTGGATTAAAAATGCCTACGGGCAGTGGAGCTTTTTCGGGAACACCCGTCGAGGGAATGATGCGTAATGATACAAGTCAAACCTCTGAAGGCTCTAATAGTTGCATGCAACATTACAATGGAACAGACTGGATAAACTATGTAAACACTAACCCTCCCGTCGATGTTACATATCTAGCTGTAGCAGGAGGAGGAGGATCTGGAGGCAGCGTAGCAGGTGGCGGTGGCGCTGGTGGTCTTTTAACAGGAACTTTGGTTTTTAACCCAGGGATTACTTATACTTTAACTATAGGTGAAGGAGGAGCAGGGGGAACCAATCCTTCTGCTGGATCAGCTGGATCCGACTCTTCTATTAGTGGATCAGATATTACCGACGTAACAGTAACAGGAGGAGGAAGAGGAGGAGACCGTAACGGAAACTCAGCTACCGCTGGAGGATCTGGTGGTGGTGGAGGTGCTCTTACTTCCACGGCAGCAGGTGCAGCAGGAAATACACCAAGCACCACTCCTAGTCAAGGTAATAGCGGAGGTACTGGAACAGACGGTGGCAGTTACCCAGGCGGCGGCGGCGGAGGAGCCGGAGGAGCCGGTAGTTCTCCGGGCCCAGGAGGTATAGGAGCAACAACTACTATTATAGACACGAGTGATGCTGCTACTTACTCAACTGGAGAGGTAGATGGTGGAAATGTATATTTTGCTGGTGGCGGTGGAGCCGGCTGTAATTCAGGCGGCCCGCATGCAGGAGGATTAGGTGGAGGCGGTAACGGAGCACAAAATTCAGGAAGTATTGCTGTAACAAGCGGCACGGCAAACACTGGCGGCGGAGGCGGAGGCGGTGAAACTGGAGCTGGAGGTGTTGGAGGAAGCGGCGGAAGAGGCGTTGTAATACTTCGTTATGATGGATCAAAAACTTTAACTGTCTCTGGATTTACTGCATCTTCAGGCCCATTTACAGCAAACGATGATGCAACTAAAAAAATATTTATAGCTAAACAAGGAACAGGAACAGTAACATTTTAACTATGGCATTAACAAAATTAACAAACCCGGATTTATTTGACTTTAGCGACTTGAATACAGCGTTGCAATTACCTACAGGAGATACGGCAAGCAGGCCTGGGTCGCCAAGCACAGGAGAGTGGAGATATAATACCGATGAGAAATATGTAGAGTTTTGGGATGGATCAGCCTGGAGACAGATAGACACTGAAGCGCTACCCAACCCTGATGAATTTCCTTCTGAGCACTTTAGCGTAAACACTTATACCGGCACAGGCACTACACAAACCATAGACGCTAAGTTTGTTGAAGCTGCAAATTTTAATGGAAGTAGTTCAGTAATTACATTACCTTCAAGTGTAAACCAAAGCAATAATTTTTCTTGGTCTTGTTGGGTCTATTTTAATAGTTTAACTGATTATGATACACTTATCGGTTTACAAGATATTTACAGAAATTATTTAGATATTTTAGCTAATGGAACTGTTGGATTTTTTGATGGCAACCAGTTATCTTCGCCTTCAGGAACTATTACTACATCAACTTGGTATAACATAGTGATTACAAAAAACAGTACACTTGCTGGAGGTAAAGCAAGAATTATGTATGTTAATGGAACAGAAGTAGCAAGTGATACAACTACAACTAGTTCTATTTCAGGTACAGGTAGTGGATTAAACTTAATTGGGGCTTATAATAGTGTAGGTAGTACAAGCGCTTATTTAGATGGAAAAATAGATCAAGTAAGATTTTTTAACACAGCGCTAACACCCGCTCAAGCCGAAGATTGTTATACAGACGAAACAACAACAACTGCTGCTACTCTTAATTTTCCGGCAGGAGCAGGTTGTATAGCTGCTTATCAGTTAGATGGTGACGCTTCAGATTTAAGCGGTACCTATGGAGGAGTTACAACAGACATTGGGTATACAGGATTAAAATTCCAACCGGATTTTGTGTGGATAAAGGCAAGAAATGGAACAGGGCAGCCAACACTTTTTGATTCAATTAGAGGCGTAGAGTATTATTTAGAAACTAATAGTACTGCTGATGAACAATATTATCCAGGATATGGCTTAACTGCTTTTGGTACTACTAGTTTTAGTGTATCAGATATAGCGAATGGAGGTTATAGAGTAAATGGAGCTAGCGGAGGTCTGTATTCAGGAACACCTCCTGATTATGTAGCTTGGTGCTGGAAAGCGGGAGGAGCTCCAACAGCCACAAATTCAGCAGGTGCAGGTGTAGCGCCTACACCAGGAAGTGTTATGATAGACGGAGTTTCTTCAACAGCAGCTTTAGCAGGTAATGTTCAGGCTGAAAAAATGTCTGTTAATACTGCTGCTCAATTTTCAATAGTAAATTTTATAAGTCAAACAGGTTCAACTAACCAAGTTCCTCACGGATTAAATGGAGTTCCTGATTTATTTATTTTCAAGAGAACTGATAGTTCAGAAAGTTGGTGGACATATACGCAGGTTATTGATGGTAGTTTAGATTATTTTACATTGAATACTGATGATTTAAAGAGCGACGCAACAGAAACAGCACCAACAGCTACAACCGTTTATCAACCAACATCTTCATCAGGAAGAGATTATATACTTTACTGTTTTAAAAACGTAGATGGTTATCAGAGAGTGAGCACCTACTTAGGGTCAGGAAGCGCCGCCGGTAATTATGTTTACACTACCGACGATGGCACAGCAACAGGTGCCAATGGGTTTGAGCCTGCATTTTTAATGATTAAAAAAAGCGATGGTACAGGTGATTGGATGATTATCGACAATAAAAGAAGCCCAGCCAACCCAAGGGCTCATGAACTTTTTCCTAATGAAGATGATGTGGAAAACGATTTAATAGCTGTTGATTTTTATACCAACGGCTTTGAATTAGTTACTACAGACGTTGATTATAATGAGTCCGCAAAGACTTATTTATATTTGGCAATAGCTGCTAACAAAGACTCTTCAGTTCCAACTTTAGCTAATAGTTTTAATGCCACATTATTTACACCGACAAATACTTCTGATCCATTATCTGTTTACGCGGATTTTAAACCTGATTTTGTATGGTCAAAATATTTAGGTTCAACTCCTTCTGTAACAAGTCATTATTTAGTAGATTCTCAAAGAGGGTTGTCTTCTTTAATGTATTCAGATAGAACTGATGCGGCATATACTGCTAGTTATTATGTGAAATCGTTTGATCCAAACGGAATAACATATATAAATAATTTATTTAACAGAACGGGTACGGATACTGCAGTAGCTTGGTTTTGGAAAGCAGGAGGATTAGGAACTATTAATAATGATGGAGCCACTACAAGTGTAGTGTCTGCCAATGCTGAAGCTGGATTTAGCATCGTAAAATATGTGGGCCCGGCAGGAAATTCTACAGTCGGTCATGGTTTAGGGGCTCCGCCTCGGATGGTGATTCAAAAGCAATATACCGCATCAACTGATTGGTATGTTTATTTCCCAGAAAATGTAATTGATGCAAATCTTAATTATATGGAGCTCAACGATACTGTTGGTATTACGTCCACCACTTCCACTAATCCTAATTCTACAATTATTAATACTGCAGCTTCGGGACCAATTGTTGCATATTGCTTTGCAGACGTTACGAATTATATGAAGATAGATACATATTCAGGGAGTGGGGTAAGTGGAAAGCAAATTACAGGATTAGGGTTTACTCCTAAATTTGTAATGATAAAAAGAGTAAATAACACTGACGCTTTTAGCAGTTGGTATATGTTTGATAATGTCCGGCTAAATGGAATATATTCCGATCAATTAGAAGCAAATACAAACGCAGCGGAATCATCAGTTACTTATGTTTCTTTTTTTAGTGGAAGTGGTGGCGGATTTCAACTGGACACAACAGCTTCAAATTTAAATAATAGCGGTAGTGAATTTGTATATATTGCAATTGGATAACTTAAATAAATAATATGGAAACAACAATTTTAATACTTATCGGATTAGTAATACTACTAATCGTAATAAACATAGTCTCAATATGGCTATCAAAAAAAGGTCTTACTAAAGACGAGAACAATAACATGATTCCGGACATCTTAGAGCATAAATTTGCTCAAATGAAGAAAGATGTATCTAGAAAAGTAGATCGTGTCGGAGAAGAGCTTAAAGATGTTACTAAAGCTATAAAAGAAGTAGGTAATCAAATCGGAGATGTTCCAAGCGCAATGCAAGGGAAAAAAAGATCTGGTAAAAAATCTAAAAAAAGATGAATTACGTGCAAGACACTACTCTAGGGAAAATAACTGTAAACTATATTTATGTTTCATCTAACCAAAATAACTGTGACTGATATAAAAGTTTATGCGCTAACGGCTGGAGCCCTAGCCACTTCAATGACGGATATTGACGTTATTCTTAAAATTATTGCTACCCTGGTAGCGATAGGATACACTTTGCATAAATGGTATATAATGCATGGAAAAAATAAGTGAGCACGTATCGTATAAAGAAGGTGTTAAATCTAATACAGCAAGTAGACTAGGTATAGAAAACACTCCAGGCTCTTACGAGCTTTCTAATATGGGAATACTAGCGGATAATATTTTTGAACCCTTAAGAAAATGGGTAGGAGGGCCTATAAAGATTAATAGTTTTTTTAGATGTGAAGATTTAAACCGAGCTATTGGCGGAAGTTCCCGATCACAACATTGCCAGGGGCGCGCGATTGACCTGGATGATACTTTTGGACATAAAACAAATGCAGAGATGTTTCAGTATATTAGAGAAAATTTAAATTTTGATCAAATTATTTGGGAGTTTGGTGATGATACTAATCCCGACTGGGTTCACGTGAGCTATGTATCCGAAAGCGAAAATAGAGGCAGAGCGTTAAAGGCTGTAAAAGAAAACGGAAAAACTAGCTATAAAGTAATATGAAAATAATTTTAAAATCTGCGCTTTACGGCTTATTAATTTTTTATGTTAGTTTAATTTATATAACATCATGAGTAAACCTAAGAAAAAATTTGGACAAACTACAGTAGGTCGGCTTTTAAAAGCATCGGTAGGACTTATTAACCCTACATTAGGAAAAATTATACAAGGAGATATGTCGGTGGAACAAGTCGTCTCTTCTATTAAAAACTCAGACGCCCCCGCAGAAGATAAAATTAGAGCTCAAGAAATGGTGTTAGAAGCTTATGAAGCGGAAGTAGCAGATCGAGCCAGCGCTAGGCAGCGTGAAATGGCGGCATTAGCTGCCGGGTCTAATGATATACTTTTTAAAACCGTGGGATGGGGAATCACGATTTGTTTTGTCGGTGTTGTAGCCGGAGCGATAGGTTTGTGGGAAGTGCCAGAAGAATCCCAAAGGCTATTTGATATGGGTTTTGGAGCGGTAGTGGCGGCTTTTACTCAAGTTATTGGATATTATTTTGGATCTTCAGCAGGAAGTAAACATAAAACTAACATGATGAGTGATGGCCAAAACAATCAACTATAATACCCATAAAACAAAGTCTAAAATTAGAAGACCTGGAGTTCACTCTAAAACCAAAACTTCTTCTTTAAAGTCGTCTAAAAACTATCGCAAACTCTATAAAGGACAAGGGCGTTAAATAATTTGTATCTTTATATTCAAATTAAATCAAATCTAATGGATATAAGGAAAATTTCTGTAGGTCCAGATTATAAGTCTGGCGCAATGCACTACTTGGTGGGTCAAGAAATTTTAAACGGAAAATATTTTATTCATCTTATTCAGTATATAGAAGCTTCGGGTTCAATAAAAATATGGATTCAAAGAAAAGACGAAATTCTTTTATGGAAAGAGTTTAATTCTCAAATTCCTGTTTCTATAGAATATAATATAAACTTTTAATGAAGTCACCGTTTTACTTTATTGTACAACCAATAGGAGGTAAAAGATATAACAACACTAAAAATATATCAGGCCTGGACTTTATTACGAGCTCCTCCGAAGAGGATCATAAATTTTCTAATAGAGAAGCGCTAGTTCAACAATTGCCTCTAAACTATCATGGAAATATAAGAGTTTCTGATACTCTTTTAGTTCATCATAATGTTTTCAAATACTATAACGATATGAGGGGTAGGCAACAAAGTGGTAAAAGTTATTTTAAAGATGATTTGTTTTTTATAGACAATGATCAGTTCTACATGTATAAACAAAACGGCAAATGGTATAGCCATGACCGCTATTGTTTTATAAAGCCTTTAAAAACAAAAAAATCTTTTATATTTAAAAGAGGACAAGAAGAGCCGTTAATGGGAGAAATGAAGTATCCTAATAAGTATTTAATTTCTCAAGGAGTAGAAAAAGGTATGCCCGTTAGCTTTAAACCAGAGAGTGAATATGAGTTTGAGGTTGATGGGGAAAAGCTGTATAGAATGTATGACCATCAAATAACTTTAATGCTATGAGTTCAGAATTATTAAAAGTACAAATAATAGAAGCAGGAAGAAAAGCAGTTGAGCAGCTTATTAAAGTGGCTAAAGAAAACATTATTAAGCCTGATCCAGAGGATGAGCTAGCTGCTGATAGGCTAAAGAATGCAGCCGCTACTAAAAAGTTAGCTATTTTTGATGCATTTGAAATACTCAACAAAATAGATGCAGAACAAGAAAACATAAACATGTCTGTTAATAATCAAAAGACCGACACAAAACAAGGCTTTGCAGAAAGAAGATCAAAATAAAATATACAGCACAGTTGTAAACTATATACCCAGCGGTATTATAAAGCGCAAAAACAAAGGACGCACTTGGTTTTATGGGTATAATGAAAAATATGACGTGGTTGTGATTTCTAAATCAGGCCAGATAGGAGAAGTAGTAGAGATAAGCGGGCTACATATAGCTCTTCCGCTCATAGATGGTAAGGGTTATAAAAGATCGGAGACAAAAGCAAATCAATATTGGGAGCGTAAACTTTTACCTAGAGAACTTTCTAGAATATCCTCTATATTTCAATGGAATGAAATGCCCTCTGCATTTAAAAATAAATGGGTGGATTATATTGAGGGAGAGTTTGATAGGCGCGAATTAGGATATACTTTTTATAATAATGGAAAACCAACTTATATTACCGGAGCTCATTATATGTATTTGCAATGGACTACAATAGATGTAGGGTATCCAGATTTTAGGGAAGCTAACAGAATCTTTTTTATTTATTGGGAGGCTTGTAAAGCTGATAACAGATGTTTTGGTTTAGATTATTTAAAAATCAGACGATCTGGATTTTCGTTTATGGGTTCTTCTGAGTGTGTAAACACTGGAACTTTAGCTAAAGATGCAAGGGTAGGTATATTATCTAAAACTGGATCAGATGCTAAAAAAATGTTTACAGATAAAGTTGTACCTATAGCCAACCGGCTACCATTTTTTTTCAAACCGATACAAGATGGAATGGATAAGCCAAAAACAGAATTAGCTTTTAGAATTCCGGCTTCTAAAATTACTAAGAAAAATATGTATGACATAGCTGATGATGAGCTTTATGGTTTGGACACCACTATAGATTGGAAGAATACGGATGAGAACTCTTATGACGGGGAAAAGCTTTTGCTTTTAGTACATGATGAAAGCGGTAAGTGGTTAAAACCAAATAACATTTTAAACAATTGGCGAGTAACCAAGACGTGTTTAAGACTAGGAAGCAAAATTATTGGTAAATGCATGATGGGGTCTACCTCTAATGCTCTAAATAAAGGAGGGGATAACTTTAAAAAATTATTTGAAGATTCCAATATAGCCAACCGAAACTCAAATGGGCAAACAAAAAGCGGTATGTATTCTTTATTTATTCCTATGGAGTGGAATATGGAAGGGTTTATTGATAGGTACGGAATGCCTGTTTTTTATAAACCAGAAAAACCAGTAATGGGGGTGGACGGTGAAATGATAACAAATGGCGCTATAGATTATTGGCAAGCTGAAGTAGACTCATTAAAAAAAGATCCTGATGCTTTAAACGAATATTACCGTCAGTTTCCTAGAAGCGTATCTCATGCATTTAGGGATGAAAGCAAATCTTCGCTGTTTAATCTGAGTAAAATATATCAACAGATTGATTACAATGATTCTTTAATAATAGGTCAGCACGTTACAACGGGCAGATTTTATTGGAAAGATGGAGTAAAAGACACAGAAGTTATATTTAGCCCAGACCCTAAAGGAAGGTTTAAAGTTTCGTGGACACCAAATAAATCATTAACAAATAAAAAACAAAATAGAAATGGCACTTACTATCCAGTAAATGAACACATCGGAGCGTTTGGCTGTGACTCTTATGATATATCAGGCACTGTAGGTGGCAGAGGATCTAATGGAGCTTTGCATGGATTAACTAAGTTTAGCATGGAACAGGCTCCAAGCAACGAGTTTTTTCTAGAATATGTTGCTAGGCCGCAGACTGCCGAGATATTTTTTGAAGAAGTGTTAATGGCTTGTGTTTTTTACAGCATGCCTATTTTAGTTGAAAACAATAAACCAAGGCTTTTATATCATTTTAAAAACCGTGGCTACAGAGGGTTTAGTATGAATCGTCCTGATAGACATTTTAATAAACTTTCAAAAGCTGAAAAAGAGTTAGGAGGAATTCCCAATACCTCTGAAGATGTAAAGCAGTCACATGCGGCAGCTATTGAGTCATATATAGAAAAACATGTGGGTTTAGATATAGAAGGAACTTATAGATCTACTAATGATATGGGGACTATGTATTTTATGCGAACCTTAGAAGAGTGGTCTAGATTTGACATTAACAACCGAACGCATTTTGACGCGAGCATTAGCTCGGGTTTAGCAATAATGGCTAATCAAAAAAACCTTTATTTACCTGAGCAAAAACAAACCAAAATAAATATTAACTTTGCAAGATATGGTAACAGTGGAATTTATAGTGAATTAATTAAATAGATGAAGGACGTTAAAATTAATATTTCATCTGTAGGGTTTCCAAGTCAGTTTGTATCGGACGCAGAAAAAGCCACCGACGAGTTCGGATTACAGATAGGTCAGGCGATACAATACGAATGGTTTAGAAAAGATTCAAATGGTTGTAGGTATTACAGTCAATGGAGAGATTTTAATAGACTAAGACTTTATGCTAGAGGTGAGCAGTCTATAGCTAAATATAAAAACGAATTAGCTGTCGACGGAGATTTGTCTTATTTAAATTTGGATTGGACACCTGTGCCTATCCTTCCTAAATTTGTAGATATAGTTGTAAACGGAATGCAAGACAGGCTTTTTAAAGTAAAAGCATATGCGCAAGACGCCTTATCTCAATCAAAACGCAGTAAATATCAAGACATGATAGAAGGGCAAATGGCCGCTAAACCTGTCTTAACTACTATAAAAGAAGAATCCGGTTTTGATCCTTTTATTATGGATCCAGATGAATTGCCTGCATCGGACGAAGAGCTTTCATTATATATGAATTTAAACTATAAGCCAGCAATAGAAATAGCAGAAGAAGAAGCTATAGATACTATGTTTGCCGAAAACCATTATGAAGATATTAGAAAACGAATTGATTACGATCAAATGGTTGTAGGTGTGGGTATGGCAAAGCATGAATTTTTACCAGGAGCAGGTGTAAAAGTTTCTTATGTGGACCCAGCCAATGTAGTGTATAGCTATACTGAAGACCCTTATTTTAAAGATTGTTTTTATTGGGGAGAGATAAAAACGGTGGGTATAAGCGAGTTAGTAAAGATAGACCCTAAATTAACTAGAGAAGATTTAGAAAAAATTTCTCAATATAGCCAAAGTTGGTACGATTATTTTAATACCGCTCAGTATTATGAAAACGATATATTCTATAGAGACACTTGCACGTTAATGTATTTCAATTACAAGACCACTAAAAAAATAGTGTACAAGAAAAAAATTAATGACGTTGGCGCATCAAGAATGATAGAAAAAGATGACACCTTTAATCCCCCCGAGGAAATGCTTGAAGAAGGTAAGTTTGAAAAAATAGAAAAGACTATTGATGTATGGTATGATGGTGTTATGGTCATGGGCACTAATATAATTTTAAAATGGGAGCTTGCAGAAAATATGGTAAGACCTAAGTCGTCATCTCAACATGCTTTACCCAATTATGTTGCTGTTGCACCTAGAATGTATAAAGGAGTAATAGAATCTTTAGTTAGAAGAATGATTCCATTTGCTGATTTAATTCAAATGACTCATTTAAAGCTGCAACAAGTAATAGCCAAAGTGGTGCCAGATGGAGTTTATATAGATGCAGATGGATTAAATGAAGTAGACCTGGGGACAGGAGCAGCTTACACCCCAGAAGATGCTTTGCGTTTATACTTCCAAACAGGTAGTGTAGTGGGCAGAAGTTACACTCAAGAAGGTGACTATAATCAAGGGAGAGTCCCTATTAAAGAATTAACTAGTAATTCAGGTGCGGCTAAAACACAGATGCTTATAGCTAATTATAACCATTATCTGGATATGATTAGGTCGGTAACAGGTCTTAATGAGGCTAGAGACGGCTCTACTCCTAACCCAGACGCCTTAGTAGGGGTGCAAAAACTTGCCGCATTAAATTCAAATACAGCTACCCGCCATATATTAGATGGAAGTCTTTACATATATCGCACGTTGGCTGAAGCGCTAACGTATCGGGTGGCTGACATATTAGAGTTTTCAGATTTTAAAGATGATTTTATTAATAAAATAGGAAAGTATAATGTTAGTATCTTAGGAGAAATTTCTCAGCTTTACATATATGACTTTGGGGTATTTATAGAACTGTCTCCAGATGAGGAGCAAAAAGCGATGTTAGAGCAAAATATACAAATGGCTTTATCGAAACAAGATATTAACCTTGAAGATGCTATTGATATAAGAGAAATAAAAAATTTGAAACTTGCAAATCAATTATTAAAAGTAAAACGTAAATCTAAACAAGAGGCAGACGAAAAAAGAGAAATGCAAAAACAAGCTATGATTTCTCAACAACAACTCAAGTCTCAAGAGATGGCTGCCCAAGTTGCCGTTCAAAAAATTGAATTAGAAGCTCAAGCGGAAATGAAGGTAAAGCAAGCTGAAATTGCTTTTGAGATAGAGAAACAAAACAATGAAGCTAACCTTAAAGCTCAGCTTATGAAACAAGAGTTTGCTTATAATCAACAACTTAGGAATGTTTCAGAAAATGCTTTAGCGTTTAGAGAAGGAGCGAGAGAAGAGGCTAAAAAAGAAAGAATAAGCCAACAAAACACAGAACAGTCTCAATTAATAAATCAAAGAAAAAATAATTTACCTCCCAAAAATTTTGAATCAAATGAAGATTCGATGGACGGATTTGACCTTGCAGAGTTCGATCCTAGGTAGCTAAAAACGTATTTCTTTTTTTATTAATTTTGTTTTATAAATCAAATCTAATCAAATGAATATAAAAGTCAGAGAAGTCACAGACGTGGTTGAAAAGTCTAAACAGCAAATTGAACAAGAACTTTTAGACAAACATGAAGCTCAGCAGAAGCTAGAGTTTGATGACAAGAAAGAAGAAAAACAGGTAGTTAAAGAAGTGTCTTCTGAGCCTGAACAAAAATTAGAAGAGCCGGTAAGCGACCCTGAACCTACCGAAACTGTTGAAGAGCCGGTAACGGAAACAACAAAGGTTGAACAAAGCGAGCCACCGGAAATAAAAGAGACAGACGTTCTTTCATTTATTGAAAAAAGATATGGTAAGCAGATTGGTTCTTTAGAAGAGCTAACAGCTGAAAGAGAAGAGGCTGAGCCTCTGCCAGAAGATGTAGCTGCTTACTTTAAATATAAAAAAGAAACAGGAAGAAGTTTAGAGGACTATGTTAAATTACAACAAGACTTCTCTAGCATGAATCCTGACTCTTTGCTACGACAGTATTTAACTGTAACAGAAGAAGGTTTAGACCCTGAAGATATTGATTCCTTAATGGAAGAATATGATTACGATGAAGAGGTTGATGAGCCCGCAACTATAAAGAAACTTAAACTAGCAAAGAAAAAAGATATTGCAAAAGCTAAAAAATTTTTTAGAGAACAGCAGGAATTATACAAACAGCCTCTTGAGTCAAGAGAAAGTTCAGCCCCGCCCTCTAAAGAATATGAAGCTTATAAGCAATATATGAGTGAAGCTAAAACGCAACAAGAAGAAGGCGATCGCAGAGCAAATTGGTTTGCGAAAAAAAGTGATGAATTATTTAATACCGAGTTTAAAGGTTTTAAATTCAAGGTAGATGATTCAGAAGTAATGTTTTCTCCTGGTAGCCCAGCTGATTTAAGAAAAGCCCAAGACACTCCAATGAATTTTATAAAAAAATTCTTGGATGAAGGAGGGATGCTTAAAGATGCCGCAGGATACCACCGCTCTTTAGCTATAGCAATGAATCCTGAAAAGTTTGCTCAGTTCTTTTATGATCAGGGCAAATCAAATGCGACTGAAGATGTTATGCGTAAGACTAAAAATATAAATATGACTGAGCGCACAACACCGGAGGTTTCAACAAAAGGAGGAATGCAAGTTAAATCAGTGTCTCAACCTTCGAGTAGAGGCCTGAAAATTAAAAGTATTAAACGAAGTTAAATTTAAAAATTAATTAAAAATTATATATTATGGCTGGACAAGTAAAATCGACTCCAACATTTGCGCTAACACCGAGTTCAGAAAGAACTCCTACAGCTCAAAACTATTTAACCAATGCAGATTTTGATTGGTTAAATCAATATTTACCTGATACGTACGAAAAAGAATTCGAGCGTTATGGTAACAGAACAATCTCTTCTTTCCTACGTATGGTAGGAGCAGAGATGCCTACCAACTCTGACCTTATCAAATGGGCAGAACAAGGTAGATTACATACTAAATACACTCAAGTGGGTTCAACGGGATCTGCAACAGATGATCAAGTTGTCTTTCAAGTAAATGACGTACTAGATCCTACAGCAGCAGAACAAGTAATTAGAGTAGGACAAACAGTAGTTATTGTACAAAATGATGGTTCAGGTACTAACAAAGCGGTTGTAAGCGCTGTTGATAATAGCCTTGGAGGTAGAGGTAGATTTACAGCTGATTTTTATGAGGCTGGTGGATTAGTAACTGCAGGAACAGGATATACTAACGCTGATGTTACTGTATTTATTTACGGATCAGAATTTAAGAAAGGAACTGCTGGAATGGTAGGTTCTCTTGAATCTAACGACTTCATCTTTGACAATAAGCCTATTATTATTAAAGATACTTACAATGTATCTGGATCTGATATGGCTCAAATTGGCTGGGTAGAAATAACTACTGAAGATGGAGCAACAGGATACCTTTGGTATTTAAAATCTGAGCATGAAACAAGACTTAGGTTTGATGATTATTTAGAAACTGCAATGATTGAAGCTGTACCTGCAGAGCAAAACTCTGGTGCTGCAGCAATATTAGGTAGCTCAGGAGCTGCCGCTGACCCAGGAGCTGGTTCGGATGGTATATTTTATGCTGTTCAAAACAGAGGAAATATCTGGGATGGTGGTAACCCAACTACATTAGCGGACTTTGACAATGTAATTAGTAGACTTGATAAGCAAGGAGCAATTGAAGAAAACGTATTATTTGTTGACAGACAATTTGCTTTTGATATTGATGATATGTTAGCTGCTCAAAATTCTTATGGAGCAGGGGGTACATCATACGGTCTATTTGACAACGACGAAGAAATGGCGTTAAATTTAGGATTTTCTGGATTCAGAAGAGGTTATGACTTCTATAAAACTGACTGGAAATACTTAAATGACCCTACTATGAGAGGTGGACTTCCAACAGGAGCAGGTTCAGGACGTGTAAACGGACTACTTGTGCCAGCTGGATCAACTAGTGTTTATGACCAAATTCTTGGTAAAAACGCTAAGAGACCTTTCTTACATGTTAGATATAGAGCTTCTGAAACAGAAGACAGACGTTACAAAACTTGGATTACTGGTTC